CACCGAGTTAAAAGCTGCTATTCAAGCCTACACGGAGAACACGGAGACAAACTTCGTGGCGGAAATTCCTGTCTTCGTGACTCAGGCTGAGCAGCGCATTTATAACTCGGTGCAGTTTCCTTCGTTGCGCAAAAATGTCACAGGTGTAACTACAGCGCAAAATAAATATTTGCAATGCCCACTGGACTTCTTAGCGGTGTACTCTATGGCAATTATTGACGGCACAGTGGCGTCAGGCACATACGAGTATTTGCTTAACAAGGACGTTAACTTTATTCGTCAGGCGTATCCGCAGGCAAATGACTATGGGGTGCCCCGTTACTACGCTCTGTTTGGCCCTGCTGTATCTGGCGCTACTATTTCAGATGAGTTGTCTTTTATTCTTGGCCCCACACCAGACACAACATACAACGTAGAGTTGCACTATTACTATTACCCAGAGTCCATTACAGTTGCAGCAGACGGCCAAACATGGCTGGGTGACAACTTTGACACGGTGCTTTTGTACGGTTCTTTGGTTGAGGCTTATACCTACATGAAGGGTGAGCAAGACATGATGGCGCTGTACAACGGTAAGTATCAAGAAGCCTTGGCACTTGCAAAACGTTTGGGCGATGGTATGGAGCGTCAAGACGCTTATCGTTCTGGTCAGTTCCGTCAGAAGGTAACTTGATATGTCCATTATCCAGACTCAGACCACTAGTTTTAAGGCGCAGTTGTATCAAGGTATTCATGACCTGACAACTGATGTAATCAAGATTGCTTTGTACACAGCCAACGCTAATTTGAATGAAGATACAACCGTATACAGCACAGATAATGAAGTGGCGGCTACGGGTTCGTATTCGCTTGGCGGGTCTCAATTGACACCCATTACAGTCAGTACTTCTGGTTACACGGCGTATGTTAGTTTCCCTAATATCAGTTGGACTGGCGCAATCACGGCTAGATGTGCTTTGATTTACAACGACTCCGTGTCTGGCAAGCCTTCCATTGCTGTGCTGGATTTCGGTTCAGACAAAACTTCTACAACCACGTTTACCATCACCATGCCGACCAACGGCGCAACCACTTCGTTAATTCGTTCTTCTAACTAGGAGTCAGTATGTCTACAGATAAAATTTCAGCCTCAGATAAATGCGAAGCATCTTGCAGCTACAACACAGCCCCCTCTGATACAGCGACCATTGAAGGCCGCTACTATGCCGTTTGCTATGACAAAGATGGCGCAGTAAAGTGGGAAGACGCTATTGAAAACTTGGTCACAACCGTGGGCAAGAACCTGACGCTGGACACCATCCTTGGTAACTCAGCCGCTGGCGCTGTAGTTATGGGCTTAAAAGGCACGGGTACAGCCGTAGTTGCCGACACACAAGCATCGCACCCTAGCTGGTTGGAAGTTGGTCTGGCTAACGCCCCAACGTACTCTGGCAACCGCAAAACCCCCACATTCAGCGCTGCGGCTTTTGTAAGCGGTACGACTTGCACAAAATCTACTTCTGCGGCTTCCACGTTTGCCATTACCTCAACAGGTACTGTGGCGGGTTGCTTTATCAACATTGGTGGCTCCGCTGTAATTGATAACACTACAGGAACATTGTTCTCTGCCGGTGACTTTAGTAGCTCTAAATCAGTTGTTTCAGGTGACACTATTGCAGTTTCATACTCTTGCTCACTGACCTAAGATGGCTTACGCATGGGGCGACGGCACTTGGGGGGATGCTGGTTGGGGTGGCGTAACTGCCTTTACCGACAGCGTTTCCGAGTCTGTTGCCACATCTACGGCTGAAGATCCAGCCGCCGCGTTTGCTGTTAGCCGTGCAGAATCAATTTCTACACTTAATGCTTGGGGTGAAGGGGCTTGGGGGGATTTAAGTTGGGGCGGGTATGGGTCTATAGCTGATTCTGAGACAGTTCAAGCTACTTTTGCTTTTGCAGTTGACGAAACTGCGGCTATTAGCGAATCAAACACGGCGGTTACAGGATATACGGTTAGTGTAGACGACACGTCAGCCACAGATACAACAGAGGCAGTAGCGGCAACTTTTGCGCAGTCAGTCAGTGAGTCAGCGGCTACGTCTACTGAAGAGTCTGTAGCAGCGACGTTTGCAAGGACTGTGAATGAGTCAGCGGCTACCTCGACAGAACAGCTTGTAGGATCGTTCTTTAACGCAGATGTTAACGAAACTACGGCAAGCTCTACGGCAGAGACCGCAGCAACGGATTATTTTGGGTTGGTTGTAAATGAGACAGCGGCAACGTCCACAGCCGAGACTGGCGCGGCAACATTTGCTAAGTTCTTAGATGAGTTAATTGGCGGAATTACGTCTGCAGAGATAGCGGCTACAGCCTACACTTCGACTGTGACGGATACAATGGCAATTATTTCTGCGGAATCCGTTAGAAAAACTTGGGAAATAATTGATGACACACAGGACGCAAACTGGCAGAATATTGGAAATACCCAAACTGCTGGTTGGACAAACATCGTAACCACACCATAGGAGCTTTAAATGGCAGCTACAACAGGACAACTAGGGCTAGTAACGCCAACGCAAGGCACGCTCTCTGGCACATGGGGCAACACAGTCAACTACGGTATTACTGAATACGTCAATATTGCTATTGCGGGTACGCTTTCTTTTGCTGGTGATGGCGCAATCACGTTAGCTAATACAACAGGTGACGCAAGTGCTACAAATATCGGATCGACTACTGCACAGTACATGGTCATTCGTATTACAGGCACGTTGACTACAACCAAAGTCATTACGTTTGGTTCTGCTTCTTATCTTCCGTACAGTAAGTTGTATTTAGTAGATAACGCTGCGACAGGCGGTGCTGTAAGTTTTGTACCATATGGTGGGTCAGGCGTTACGATTGCTGCGGGTGAATCATGCTTTGTTTATTACAACGGCACAGATATTATTAAAGTAACGTCTGATTTAATTTTAGGTGGTTACACAACTACAGCTACCGCTGCAGGCACGACGACACTAACCGCTGCAAGTACTACAACGCAGTTTTTTACTGGGTCAACAACGCAAACAATCGTACTTCCAGTATCAGCAACTTTGGTTCTTGGCGCGGCGTTTTCAATCCATAACAACTCAAGTGGCGACCTAACAGTTAACTCATCAGGTTCTAACTTGGTCGCAACTGTTACAGCAAACACAACGTGCTTGTTTACTTGTATCCTGACCTCTGGAACAAGCGCTGCTTCTTGGGATGCAGACTTTACTGGTTTTACATCAGCACTACCTGTAGCTCGCGGGGGTACAGGGGCAACGACAGCATCAACAGCGCTCTCCAATCTTGGCGGGGCATCCACAGGCAAAGCAATCGCAATGGCGATTGTGTTCGGATAATCTAAGGAGCTAACATGGCAAATCCAAACATCGTCGCCGTCACCAGTATTTATGGTAATACGGCTTATGTAATTCCATCAACCACAAGTGCTACAACGTCATGGACGCACAACGGCACAACCGCTTTGACTGGCTTAACCCCAGCATCTGGCACTGTAAATAAGATTGATTCGATTGTTGTGACAAACACAACATCGTCTGCGGCTAACTGTACTGTAGCTATTGCTAACAACGCAACATTTGGTAGCGGCACTGTGATTGCATATCTGGCTTACCAAGTCACTGTTCCACCCGGAGCTTCTGTAATTGTGACTGATAAGACTACTTCGTTTTATGTAACGGAAAACCAATCTGTTGGTGTAACATCAGGCACTGCATCGGCTTTGACTTACGCAGCTAGCTTCGAAGCAATCACCTAATAGGGGGAGCAAACATGGCTTCAAGTTATCATGGCGGAATACTCTCCGCAAACGGAACTCCTCAAGTAACCCCCACAGTTGAATACCAAGTTGTTGCAGGTGGCGGCGGATGCGGTGGCGCAGGAGGCAATGATTCTTTTTCTTCGGGTGGTGGTGGTGCTGGTGGGTTTTTAACTGCAACTAATTTTGCAGTAACGCCCGGCTCCGCAATCACGGTGACTATCGGTGCAGGTGGCGCTGTTGCAAATCCTACCGGTGCAAATGGCGGTAATTCTGTGTTTTCGTCTATTACAGCTACAGGTGGCGGGGGCGGGGCGTTTGGACAATTGTATGGTAGCGCCGTTGTTGCTCAAGCTGGCGCGGCTGGCGGTTCTGGCGGTGGTGGTCAAGCTGGCGGTGCTGGCGGTGCAGGGACATCTGGTCAAGGATACGCTGGTAGTGCAGGTTACTCAACTGCAACAAGCCCATACCCCGGAGGTGCTGGAGGTGGCGCAGGTTCAGCGGCTATTGCGGCAAATACCCTCAACGGGTATGGCGGCGTAGGTGGCACAGGCATTATCAGTTCAATCAGTGGGCAACAAGTTAGATATGCTTGTGGTGGGGGTGGAGGTTCTCTTAGATCAAGTTTCCAAAGTTATGGTGGTCAATTTGCTGGAAGTGCAAGTCATCCGACCGCAATTGGTGTAATTAGTGGTGGCCCCGGCACTACTGTGTTGCCAGTCCCCGGATTAGGTAACGGAGGGGCAGGGGCAGGGCAGTTAAACGCGCAAGTAGGTGGCGCTGGAGGTGATGGTTCTGTAATTATTCGCTACCCATCATCTTACGCCGCCGCTAAAGCTGTCACTGGAACACCGATTGTAGAAATCACGGGCGGCTATAGAATTTATATCTGGCAATCATCTGGATCAATTACATTTTAAGGTTTAACTAAATGGCACACTACGCGCACGTTACAAATGGAATTGTTGACAATGTTATTGTCATAGATTTAGAAACCTTACAAACAGGGTTGTGGGGCGATCCTTCAGAGTGGATTCAAACTTCTTACAATACCCACGGCGGTATTCATTCACAGGGCGGAACTGCGCTAAGAAAAAACTACGCAGGAATAGGCTTTACATACGATTCTGTTCATGATGCTTTTATCCCGCCAAAAGTATTTGCATCTTATGTTCTTGATGAAGAGACTTGCTTATGGGTTCCTCCAGTCCCTAAACCAACTGATGGTGACTATGTTTGGAACGAAGAGCAACTTGCTTGGATAAGAGTAGGAGAATAAATCATGGGTCAATTTTCTGGAATATGGAGACCGCAGCAAGTTGTAAACTCAATTGTTGCAAATAACTGGGTGACTGCTCCTCAAGGCGTTGAATATTTTATGGTTGGTGGCGGTGGTGGAGGTGGGTCTGGTGGGTGGCCTCAAGGCGCTGGTGGTGGCGCTGGCGGCGTTCAAGTGGGTTTAATAAACATTTTAGTTGGTCAAACATTAACTATTACTGTGGGTACTGGCGGTACTGGCGGAACAGCGGGTTCTGGTGGTCAAACTAGTGGACTTTCTTCTAAGATAGATTCAACAATCATTGCATTCGGTGGTGGCGCTGGCGGTGGACAACCTAATCAGGGTACTTATGGCGGATCAGGTGGTGGTGGTGCATTTAATGGCAACTCAATAACTGATAGGCCGGGCATCGGATTTGAGCTTCAAGGAACTTCTGGCGGTCAAGGTACTCAAGGCGCAAACGTAGGTGACTGCGGCGGTGGCGGTGGCGGTGCGGGTAGCCCCGGCCTTGCTGTATATGGTGCGGCTATTTGTGGAAATGGCGGAAGCGGAATTGGCACGTACATCACAGGATCGCTGGTTCTTTATGGTGGTGGTGGCGGTGGCGGAACTTATCAGACTACTGGGGCAGGCTATTACAAAGGTTCTGGCGGAGTTGGTGGTGGCGGCAACGGGGGCGATAGCGTTACCAATGCGGTAAGCGGGACTGTAAATACAGGCGGCGGTGGTGGTGGTTGCGGTAGATATACAACTGGCGGAAACGGTGGATCAGGTATTGTGATTCTTAGATATCCTGATTCGTACAAAGCCGCAAGTGCAACTACAGGCTCCCCAACCATTACAAACCCAACTGGATTTAGGGTTTACTCGTTTACCGCTAGTGGTTCAATCACGTTCTAACTATGTGGAACTGGGCTGAAGCAATTATTGCCGCAGCCTGTATTACTGCGTTTGTTATGTTTGGCACTTTTCTCCTTGCGTGGGGCGGGACATGGTAAATGCGTTGGCTCATCCTGTTACTGTTGTTAGGGCTAGTTGGGGCCGTAGCCAAGAATGGCTGTCACGTCCGCGAGTTCTATGGGATTGGCTACACAGTCCACGATCCAACCGAACGGCACAAACAAATGATGGCGTGGCTAGATCAGAACGCAAGTCATTGCAAGTCAACAGAATACGTAGTCATTTGGAACAATCTGGCAGAGTGGGCGGGTACAGCCGACTCCACATGGCTGCGTAACAAAGTTGTTCATGGATACAAAGATGCACTTGAACGGGAGAAAAAATGATTGATGTACTGGAAATGCTGCTTTGGTTGGCAGTGCCTATGAACTACATCTATTGGATCTTTATTCACAATGATTCCGCCGCTAAACAAATGGTATCCAATGGTTCAGCCGGGAGGCGAACCAACTAAGACGGATGCGCTAGAACGCAGAGCAGAACGCTTGACTGAAGAATACGCGCAGGCTCTAAAGATGAAAAAGGTAAAGGACAAAATTGATGATCTTGAGTTTGAGTTGTACGTAAAAAAAGCAGAACGCAACCAACTAGCCCTTGAGATTTTTACCAACCGCAAGATAGACATATTGGTTTAAACATGGTCACAGCAAAGAAACCCCCAGCAAAGGTAGCGCC